ATTCATCTAGAGATCTTTTACTTTTAATCGAAGTTGATACTGTTTCTGGTTTTGCATCTTCAATAACAGGTTCTTCAATGACTTCCTCTGTTACATTCGACTCTTCAGTTTCTGGTTTATTTTGTTCATTAACTTTATCGAAGTATGCATAAGCACAATCTCCACGACTCCTTACATAATGCAGAAATACTTGGGTATAATACTCTCCACCATAACGTTCTCTCCAATGAGGAGCAGTTTTACCCAGGTAAATCATTGCATCTCCTGGATTCAAATCAACAGAACGTTGTTCTCCAGATGGGGTTTCAATCCATATTGGCCAAGGAGAATCTCCATGTAAATGTAGTGTTATAGATATTTCACAAGCATCTCTATCAGTATGTCGTACTAATTCACTACCGTTCTTATATACTCTGGAATAAACATAAGTAGGTAAGACAGTTTCTCCTATTGTAGAAGAAATTTCTGGAGTTTTTTCACAAAGCAACTCCAGAAATGGTAGATAGTTATATGCAGAATATGAATTTGGAGCTTGAGAATCCCCATCCAAATCATTTTCCTTACAATATTTTACAAAATCGAAAGATAGGTTTGATGCTCTTTCTTTTGAAATAAAATTTGGCAGAACAATATAATTGTTTTTAATCAACTTATTTTCCATGATTTATAATCAATAATCTATACTTAAATTTCTTTTAAGAGTTCTTCAATATCGTAGAACAGATCTTCATCCTCATCTTCATCCTCTGAAGCTGGAATATGTGTTTCAAGGAATTGAGATTGAATACGTTCCTCTTCTTCTTTTTTACGTCTTTCCTCTTCTTCCAACTGTTGTTTTATAAAAGCATCCTCCTCTACTTTTTTTTCATTCCATTGATGAATAGCTTTTTGGAAACTACAGAATCCCTCTATACCCAATGTAGTAATTTCTAAATTTGGATCTGGGCCCACAAATTCAATATGACCTTCTCCCATTCCATCTTCGTCTTCATCCAACCACTGAATTGCATGAACTTTTTTCTCATCAATATCAGGAATCCAACTTAAATCTATATTACCATAGGACTTTCCATCTATGTAAACAGTACTGTCTGAAGGAATAATGGTTAATCTCATATCTTATTCTCCCGGTAATTGGTTGGTATTCGTTAAAGAAGTAATATTTACTGGCAAAATACCATTTTGTTGAAGTGCTTCAATATATAGTTGTCTATTTTCATCATTAGATTTCACTACTTCATTTCTAAATGACTCCACAGCCGCACCAGTTTGTCTCTGTTGTTGAGAATTTTCAATTGTCAACATAGGCATCCAAGTTACAGCGCATGCCCAATGATCAACATCTTCTCCAGTATTTGGATTCATTCCTCTTACATGAGTGTACCAAGAACACTTATGTTCTACACAATCTTTTTTAATAAGGGGACAAAAGTTTCCAGATTGATTTTTTTTCATATAGTCAAACTTATATTTTAACAATTATATCAGAAATTATGCAAAAGTACAAATGATTAGATCTATGTACTGAACTCGGAGATCTATATTAGTTGAAAACGAAGCGGTTCCTGACCAAGGGTGAGCATGACTTTGACCACCACCTTCAGCACCAGTGGCAGGAAAGTTTCTAGTCCAACCAGAACCTAATTGAACATCACCACCACCAAGACTTAATCCAATAAATCCACCATTTGGGTGACCATGACTTGGTAATTGTGGAGTAGAAAGGGTAGTGCCACCGACAGTTCCACTCATAGGTACAGATGGAACTGCTATTGGAGTAAGAGATGTTGGAAATACACTACTAAATGCTGAGGATCCTCCAGATCCTCCACCAGTTCCACTAACAACTCTCAGTGTTTTATCATTATGAGCCGTAGATTTCGTCCATCCAGTAGGAGCAGATGCTTGAAAAAACACCGACACAGAGTTTTGAGGAACAACACCGTATTTTGATGTTAACGATGTACCGTCACTAAAAACTACCCCTGATGTTGTTAATTTAGCTGTCATTTTATATGATGTAACGTACTGATATTATGTAAAGTATTTATCCATTAAAAGTACATACCAAAACGTCTATGTATTGAACTGCAATAGATACTGGAACACTGATGGGACCAGATGCACTTACGGGATGAGAGTGTGCATCACCCGCTCCTTGAGCTCCAACTCCTGGGGAGTTTCTAGTCCATCCTCCAGCACGGGAAACATCTCCACCATTCCATCCAGTTTGAGCACCAGCTGGGTTAAAGATTGCAGGAACTGCGCCAACATTAAAACTATTACCAGCATGACTATGGCTGGGAATTTGGGGAGTACTGAGTGCAGTTCCTCCAGTTGCAGTGGAAGTAGTTACATTTCCAGCTACACTAAAACTACTCATAGTAGTTGTAAAAGCATTTGTTCCCGCAGATCCACCACCACTTCCAGACACTACTCTAAGTGCTTTGTTGTCGTGAGTAGTTTGTTTTGTCCATCCAGTAGGAGCGGATGCCTGATGAAAAATCCAAGCAGTGCTTGTAGGAAATAACCATCTTCTGGAGTTTATTTCGTTACTGGTTGCAAATCTTATTCCAGTTGCAGTCAATACAGCCATATTTTATCCAAACATATTGCCTACTTTAGAATATTTATAATTTAATCTTTGGGTTTAGGTTTATTACATTCATTACAGTAATAGGAAAAACCACTTGAAAATTTTTTCACTACTTGAAAGTGATCTTTATCAAGTGGCTTCGTCTCCTTGCACTTGCTGCACGTCCTCTCTCTTTTTAAATGACTTTCTGACTCGTTTGAGTTCTTTGAGTTCAAGTTTAATATTTTTATAGGCAGTTTCTGCATCAATCCTGCCACCCATTTCCATTGCACAAATGACATCTACCCTAGTTCCAAAATGTGATAATGCTCGTTCAAACGTATCTAAATTTTCATACATCGTAATCAATCCTACAATGATCTGCAAGAATATCTATACGAGCATCCAAAGAGTTTTCCATACGATAAAGTTCGTTTGTAGTAGATACATTTTCTTCTTCAAGAACCTCAACTCTTTTTTCTAATTCAATAATTTTTTGATGCAATTTATCAATCAAAACAGGATCTTCAAATCCCCATTTTCTCTGAAACCAATTTGTGGCAATCATAATCAATAATTAATTTAGGTAAGAATCCAACGATCATTTTCAAGAGTCCATTTGACTACTTCAGAAATACGTTCCTGTACAGATTTTGTAGGAACCCATCCCAATTCTTTCATTTTACTACCATCCAAAGCATAACGCAAGTCATGTCCAGGTCTTAATGAGTGAAAGTCAACAAGTTCACACTTAAGTTCCTTCTTCTGTACATCAGCAATAATTTGAGCTAATTCAAGATTATTCAGTTCTTGATCCCCAACAATGTTGAATTTAGGACACCTGAGACCGTCATAGGTAGGTTCAAAGTTACATGAATAATTTAATAAGAACAAGACACTAGATGCAACATCCTCAGCATGAATGTAGTGCCTGGATCCAGGAATAGTTTTAGTTGGATCACTGTGAATTGTAATAAGTTCACCATCCCTAATTTTTCTAATACACATGGGAATGTATTTTTCTGGGTGTTGGCGTTCTCCAAATACATTCATTGTGTGCATGATATACACAGGTAGACCATATGTGTTCTCATAAGCAACTGCAAGTTCCTCTCCACCAGCCTTTGATGCACTATATGGATTAGTCGAATTATATCTATCATTCTCCTTGTATTTTACTCCCTCTGGAGCAGGTCCAAATACTTCATCTGTACTGAAATAAATGAACCTCTCCAAATTATTTTGATTACGTGCAAATTCTAAAATGTTGCAAGTTCCAACTACATTATCAAGAACAAACTCCATTGGATACTCAATACTACGATCAACATGAGACCCAGCAGCGAGATGGAGTATGTAATTGACAGATCCAATTTGACTACGAACTAAAGAATTTAGTTCTGCCTTAAGATCATGGTAAACAATTTTTACCCGTTTGCGAACTTCAGGATCAAAAGAAACCACCAACTCATGGAGACGATTTAGATTCCCACTGTAATCAAGACGATCGAGAGAAATAATATCCCAATCAGTATGAACAAGAAGGTAACCAATAAGATGATGTGCAATAAATCCAGCTCCACCAGTGATGAGTACTTTTTTACTCATAATACACCAACTTCTTTGAGATATCTACGGTAAGCCATGAATCTTCGAAGAGAAGGTTGACCTGGAATAGGGCCTAAACTTTCGCAGATTTCACAGTAACATATCCAATCAAACCACGGGGTTGTTGAATCCAGTGCTGGTTGTGTTGTTGTTTGTGTGTAGTTCTTTAAGGAGTCGAAGAAGTTCTGGAGTTTCGTCCCATTCCCAAATTGTTCCATCTTTTTGCGTATAAGTTCTTTTAGTCATAGTATAAACTTTGTGTTTACTTTATGTAGTATACAGTATATTAATTATTTTATCAAGTTTTAGGTTTAACTTTGATAACATCCCAGATTCTTTGAAGTTCTGGAAATGTTTCAATAACACTTTCGTTTCTTATCTTATCAAATCTTCTCATTGAATCTAAGAACTGTGGGATCAACTTTTGTTCTTGATACAAATCAATATAGGTTATCAAACTTTCATAAAAAATTACAGACCTTTTTGATCTGTTAGGAACTAGAAAGTTGTCAATATGATTTCTTATATTTTCCTTTGCAGCCTCCTTTGTCTTTTTATCTAGAATCCAAACCGATTGTTCTCTTGGAGTTTGTAAAAAATTTAGAAAAAAGAAATCAATATTTT